ACGTCCATACTTTTTATAATTGATTGAAGTATGATCATTCTATCTCCTCAAACTCTTCTCTTTCAGTCATTCTTCCAGTTTCAACAGAGTAGAGAAGTCTACAAGCAGGGCCAGTTAATCCACTAAATCTATTCTTAATTACCCTCACTGTTGTTGTATGCCTCTCTATTTCATCCTCATGCTGACCATTTCTCTCTAAGCCTAATACGATATCGGATAGTTGTCCAATACTGCTAGACCCTCTCAATTGAGATAACGAGGTAACAGCCCCTTCTTCATGTCCAGCAGAGGAAGGTCTTTTAAGGTGAGACACCAATATCAAGGAAATGTTTAGTTCCTGCACAAGCATTCTCAACTTAGTCATAATCTCATCGATAGCTTTTCTTTCATCTCCTTGCTGTTGATCTGAAAGAACAATACTAACATGATCTAAAACGATAAACTTACAATCCAGTGCGTTAGCAAAAAACCTAACACAATGAAGTATAGCCTCAATTGAATTAGACCCAAAATGATCAAAGAAAAAGACCCTACCTGTACCCAATGTTTCATCAAAAGCTTCTTTTCTTTCCTTTTCAGTAGTATTCTTAAATACCTCACCAATGTGTAAAGCTTTGTTAGCAGCTAAAGACATGATACCTAGTCCGCTTCTCTTTACACTCTCCTCTAGAAACATTAGCCCCATATTATGTTGGGTGTTTTTTAAAGAGTGATACACAAGCTCTCTAACAAACTGGCTCTTACCTAATCCAGAACCTGCCGTTATGGTTATGAGTTCACCCATTCTAATACCATAAGTTAACTTCTCTATCCCCTCAAAGGGATAATGCACTTCAGATTCTATCGCTTTCTCATTGACCACTTTCCAAAGTTCTTTGCCGGATATAATGTTTTCTGGCGTATATTGTTTAGCATCCCACCAATGTCTAACAAACTCTTTCTTCTTTCCTAAACACAGGTACTCATTAGCATCTTTGTATTGCATCGGCACAATTTTGGCTTTCGGTGCTAACACTTCAGCCGCTTTAATAGCAGCGGCTTTCCCTGCATCATCATTATCAAAACAAATAATGATGGTGTCGTGAGACATTAGGAAATCATAGATATGTTTATTAGCGATATCCATCTTAACAGATTGTGAACCATTTTTTATGGAGACTACCGGCCATTTGCTGCCTAACATCTCGTAGGCAGATAAGGCATCAATCTCTCCTTCACAAAGAGTTACAAAATTTCCTCCGTTTCCAAACTTATTCTGACCAAATAGAAGACTGCCTTTTATATCTCCTTCAGAATGAAAGGATTTGGTTGCAACATTCCTAATCTTATTGGCAAGAAGCTCTCCTGTTTCACTGTAGTATGGATAGATATGCTTGACAGGTTCTTGTGTAACCTTTACACCATAAAATTTACAGGTATCTAAAGATATCTTTCGATCCGCTATTCCACTAAGAGTACCTGTTGTTTGCATAGGAGAAGGCTTCCTTTCTATTTCAACAATGTTCCCGCTGTTAGAATGTACACGATAAGTACATGAAGCACCATAGCAGTGTTTTCCACCATCATCATACACTGCAACATTATTTCTACTTCCACATTCAGGACAAGCTTCACGGCGAATGACCTTGCTCTTAGCTTGTTCAACCATCAATCATATTCTCCTACACTAAAACCACTATTAGGCATAAAATCCATAACAGATATTAGCTTTTCGATTGCAACAGTAAGATCGTTTATTCTAGTTATTAATTCATCTACCGTTTCCATTAGGTCATCAAAATCCTCCTCATTCATTCTTAAATTCCTTTAGTGTATGCGTAATCTCCTCGACAAGAGGTTCTTTTTTAACCTCTGTAAGGTACACTCTCTTTTGACTGTATTTAAATACTCTAACATCTGGAAAACATTCTAACTTATGTGGACAGTAAGAACAATCCATAGATAGTTTCATGTTCCCTGATTTTCCTTCAGGGATAGGTTCATAACAAATAGAAGGTATCTCATCTGAATTTAGAATACTTCTTAAATGCTCTACCCTCTTTTCTACATTGATTGTATCTATATCATCTACTGTAAAAAGAAGAAGCTCCCCGGTAACCTTGTTCATAACGAGGAAGTGCGCTCTTTCAGCCCCTTCCGCTTCCATATAGCCACTCAATTGACCCAGATAACCAAAGCTATCCTTGTTGAAAAGAGTACCATCTTTGAATTTCTTAAAGGAAAAATCACTAGCTGTTTTTACATCCACTATTTCAGTATCAATCTTACAATCCATATGTCCATCGACACCAGAAATAGTTACCTTCTTTTGTGCATCAGTAACAGCATGTCCTGCTTCCTTTGCTAGAAGCAGAAGAACCTCCTCTATCAAAGATCCGTACAAAAACTTCATAAGTACTGGCCCTGATGGAAGAGCTTGCTCTTGTGGATATTTTATGTCCAGCCATAAGCGCCTGTCCTTCTTACCGATAGAAGACATTCTCAAAGTAGTCTTATTACTGTGTCGAGGCTGTTCTATATGCGCGGTGATAATATTAGACACCCCTTCTAGAAAGGATTTAAGGTTCTCTTCAGATACCTTATGCTCATCTTCTAGAACAGTGTATATGTCATCAACTAAATTTTCAATCTGCATTCTTATCTCCTATTTTGATATTTGTATAGCTGCCCAGCGCCCTCGCCCACTATACCATTGATCCCGTGCAATTGTCATTTTATACTTAGCACAGATCAAACCCATCGTTCATACCTTCACTTAGAAGGGAGCTTCATCTCCTTCTACTCCTTCATTCACTCCTTCTACATCATCAAAGTCATCGTCGTTGCCATAAGGAATAAGATTGGTTACCATCACCTTATTAAGGTACATGGAAGTACCAAACTCAGATATCAAAGGATGATCCTTATTAAAGGTTATCTTAACTTTAACAGCAGAGCCGTTTCCGATTAAGGTTCCGTCCATACCCTCCTTATCATTATTAATGATAGGAACCTCAAACTTTGACTTTGCGGTGATAAACCACTCCCTATCATCTTCCTTATTTTTAGGCTTTACACCATGTTCTTTTAGTTTCTGAATAGTTTCTTCAGATAAATTGCAGATATCCATCTGATACTTTTCAGACATTTTATCAGGTGTATTTAACTTTGTCCAATACGCTTTACCAGCTAACATCGTAGTTTCTCTAGCCATTCGCTATCTCCTCAGTTTCGTTAAACTCGTCATCTTACTCAACATAAGCACTTTCATACTAAAAGTCAACCCCTAATCTAACTTTTTTTTCTAATGTGTTTCGGCCCACGTTGTGCCTACTTTTGCATCAGCATTAAGGATAATATTCATATTAAAATCAACTCCTACTTGTTGCATTGTAGTATCCGCTATTTCACAGAGCTTGTCAACATCTTTTTTATGACATTCGTATTGTTGCTCATCGTGAATGGTATTAACAAGGTGAGCATCCAACTGCAATTGCTCTATCTTATCATCCAGTAAGATGCTCCACTGCTTGCAACAGATCGCACCAGCCCCTTGTAGTAAGGTATTTAGACTAGCATGAGATGATCTAACCAACAAGCGCCTACCATCAACGCCTCTAACATAACCGCGACGAGAATACAGTTGTGCCTTCTTTATTAAGTTACCTAATTTAGGCATGTTCTTGAAGAATTTTTGTTTCAGCTTTTCTCCTTCGCGGGAACTTCCTCCTATAATATTCCCTATCTTTTGTGAACCAGCACCATAGCACAGTGCATAAATAAATGTCTTAGCAGCTTCTCTAGTTGGCAGCCCTGCTGCCTTTTGATTTAGAGTATGTGGATCACCACTAACAACAGCATCCGTAAACTCTTTATCATTCATATAATGTGCCAGCATCCTCAATTCTAATCCTTTTGCATCAACACCTACTAGCGCATAGTTGTTTGTATCTGCTACTGTCCAACAGTCTCTACACTCTTTACCGTAAGGCTTATATGATGCAACTACATTAGCCATGTTTGGCTCTGAATGCGTCATACGTCCTGTTATTGCACCCATAGTTCTTACTTTACCATGAACACGGCTATCTGTATCAACAGCCTCCAGCCACGCTTCTACTGTCTTCCATCTTGTTTCCAGCATTTTCCATTCTGCTAATTTCTGTAGAGCTTTTGGTGCATTAGGAGATACAGTACTAAGATTGCGTTCACTGACTTTGGGATTACCTTTAGGAGTAAACTCAATAGGCTTCCAACCGTACTCTTGCATCCTTTCAATAATCTGTTGCGGAGAAGCAAGATTAAACGGCTGAAATTCAATAGAACTAAACTCACCTTCCACAACGGTTTCATAATTAGGTATTTGTTTAATACCAACACTAGATATTTCTCCATTCTTCTTAATCTTTGGCACTACATGCTTGACAAACTTAACCTTTGCTTGCATAGAAACAAGAATCTCTTCTTCTATTTCTTTTGCTTTGCTCTTAGTTTCTACCATGAGCATATGCGCTTTCTTTACATCTAAATAGAAACCGTGCTTTTGTTGTTTATTTATAACATCCCTTATCTTATGCTCTAAAATAATACTAGTATCAGAAAAATCCTTTTTCTCTTTAGTCATAAGGTATTCGTATACTCTTGTAGTAATCTTGGCATCTTGTATACAATAGTCCACCATCTCTCTAGACAGAGAAGAGAAGTCGTTAAATTCACCTTTCTCCATTCCTAATCGATGCCCCCATGCAGCAAGAGAATGTCCTTTTTCTCTATTAGGGCTGAATAATTGAGAAATTATAAGGGTATCAACTACTTTTTCCATACTAATATCCATAGTCCACAGTTCATTTAATATAGGAACATCGAATGATAACACGTTATGCCCTATAATCTTTTCGTATTGCACCAGATATCTTTTTAGGTTGGTGTTATCTTGAAATATTCTAATCTTTTTAGTATTGATATCTTGACAAACAACAACCCAAATTTTAGTAGCATCAAGACCATCAGTCTCAATATCTATTGTAGTACACTTATAAGGCAGTTGAAGCATGATGCTTTGACCTTGTATTTGTTAACAGGATCAACCGTTCCCTTTTCAAGGAACTTCGCTTCATTAAAAAAATGAAGTTTGTCGATTTTACCTAAGTACCAACCTACTGTCAAATCTTTTTTTATTCGTACAAAGGAATAACTATCACATTTCTGTCTGATATTATAAGCAGCTACTGAACAAGAATATGAGGGTAGTGGAACAACGGTGGTTGTTTTAGTCTTAACATCTGTTGTAGTTCCATCAGGTAAAATAATATCATAGTCATAACTACTCTTTAGTTCTCCACCAAGAACATTTAAAACAATTTCCTCACCAAGCATACCAATAACATTCCCTGCACCTTTACTAATAGAGTTCCTTAGAACACCCAGTTCTTTAGCTCTTTTGTCTGCACTATCCCGCATGTTTTTTGTTATTTTAACTTCTTCCATATGTATCTCCTTCTTCATAAAACTCATCAAGACCTTCCTCTACAGATGGTCCAGTATCCTTCTTTACAGGCTTAATCTTCTGCCCATACTTACCAGAGTACAAGTCTTTTTTTACCGGGTTATTAGCCCACTTCCATTCTTTCTTACTTTTCTTTTCTTTCATCTTCTTCTTTCTCGTTGTAGAAGAATATCTCAACAGCATCAGGATAATCAATCATTGCATCTTCAATACAATTGTATGTTTCTTCATATTCAATTTGTCCAGTGCCGCAACATTCGCCGCATTCAGTGCTACGATCTTCTTTCCAGTATCTAAGACCTTGATCACAGTCTGCGCATTCATAAATTATTGTAGTGTTAATCATTATTGAACCTCCACGGTTACAAGTTCATCTTCATTACCATATGCTACTAAGGTAAATCTTTCCCCTTTAGTATTGTAGAATACAATCTCTCTAAATTCAGCACCACAGTAGGTTTCTCCTACTCCATGATTAGATGATCTTACAATAATTTTAGAGATATTGTGTAGGGAAATATAAGATAATGCTGACATTTGTTTTTCTCCTATCTATTCAAACAGATCATAAAAGATACGACCTTCTTCTTCACCGTTGACCGATTCGTACACCATCTTGTTCCACTCACCATGCTTATCAGTCCACTCATCAAGAGACATATAGGAAGCATCTTCCTCCATACCCATCAACCAGTTTTTAACTTTACCCATTTTCATCTCCTCTAAAACTTCATTCAGATTTATATATGATCCACTAGATGCTGATGTTGAACCAGCACATATTGTAACAAATAACAGCACTACTAACAAGTTTTTAACTTTACCCATTTTGATCTCCTTTAATATAGTGCATCTGCTGGTTAATATCAACCCTTAAATGTAAGGTAAGTAGACTTCTCCTTTTGAAAGATCAGTCCCGCTCACCATCTCATGCGCTAACTTTACTGTAGCTTCATTACGAGCATCGTAGTTGCCAGCTTCATAA